GGAATTAAGTTAGTATTTATCCAAGCAGAACCATCATAGAATTCTAATGAACCAGTTGTTGAGTTGTATCTAGATTCACCTGTATCTGGACTGCCTGGGCGTTGAGCAGTAGTGCCAGCGGGCATACTAAATCCACCAGTAGATGTGTTTGCTTGGTCTGAAACTTGTGTTGGTGTTGGTTGTGCATCTGCGGCTAGTTTTACATAACTCACAGCACCATCTGAAATTTCTGATACTGTAACTGAGTTTGCTGCTAAATCTTCTGCAGCGATAACATCAACTCCGATACTTCTTGATACGATTTTTCTAATTGCCATTTTGGTTTTTCCTAATTCTTTGTATTATTTATACGTCCGTACCACTAGAAGGGTCAAAGTTTTTCGCATCTTCATAGAAACTTGTAGTCTCATTGAATCCGAAATCTCCGTCATCAACATCCCAATCAGACGGATTAACATCTTCTGGTTTTGGTGTTGCTGCGTATCTCTGTTCTCTCTTAGGTGAATTTACAGGCATATCTGTATATTGATCAACTTGTACACTACGAATAACATTCTGTGAAGTCACAGGGCCATATAGATAGTACTTTGCAGAGAAAGTTAATGTATATACAATTGCTCTACGACTTCCAAAGTCTCCCTCATAACTATCTTCATATTGGATACCAGATAATGTTACAGGAACATCTCTGATAATATCAAGTTCTGGTACTTCCCTCAAAGTAACTGTGTACTCTGGTTGAAAGTAAGGTAGTATCTGCTCTAGAATCTGTAATGCATCATCAGAGTTTTTACTCATAATATATAATTCAAAACTAACATTATATGGTACTGGCATAAAACCAGATTTTAGTTGGTCGTTGTCTGCACCTTCAGCATGCTTCTTTACCTTAACCATCTTGTTAAGTTTACGAGTCGAGTCATATTCTAACCCACTAATCTCAAACCCAATACGAGGTAAAGTAACTGCAACCTTTTTAGTAAGGTTGGGGTCTTGAGTTAATCTGGATAACCATTTCTGTTTGGGGCCATATGCAAGAGGCACCTTCATCGTCTGTGTTACGTTACCAGAATTATCTTTCTTCACAAGTTGAATGTTGTTAAAAATCGAACCGAATCCGACTACGACATTCCTTGTTGAATCGTTGTAAAAGTAATTTCCAATCATAATTTATTTCCCAGCATCACCGAATGGATTTGATTCGGTAAAATCTAATATTGTATCCTCTTCACTATCAAATAAATCATTCTGAGCGCCTTCATCAATAGTGTCAACCCGATAAGTTTCTAGTATTATATAGGACGCTAACGCACCCTCTACATTATTTTCTAATACAATAGAACCAATATTATCTACTGACTCAGATATAATATTGTCGCCAAGTAAAGAATCCTCTAATACGAGTAGTCCATCACTAGGCGTTCCTTGTTCTAAAGCAAAGTTCTCTGTGAATGTTGTTGCATTCTCTAGAGTCATTTGATGTGACAATTGATCTAAACTGTTAGCATCTTCAATTGCATCAATTTCTGCAATACCAGTATCAAGTTCTTCTGAACTGTATTCAAAGGTTTTGCATTTTAATTTATATGTTGGTAGATTGTGTACTGCATAAAATGGGTCATCATGGTCTACAAATGTAATTTCAAATAGTTTACTTCCCTTAGGCCAGTATACTAAATCACCTTCATTTGGTCTTGATGAAACAATAAGGTTATTATCTACCGTAACAAACTGTTCCCACCTTCTTCTCGCAACTGTAAATGTTGCATCATCTTGAATATCTAAACCAAATTTAGACATCAATTCTTTTTCGCCCTCATACCCATCTACATTGTCAACATACATCTCAATGAGATATGCATCTTCAAACTTAGATAGTGAATCTTCACCGAATACTTTATCTTCACTGACCATATTACGAGGAATGTAATAACAGTCCTGTCCGTAAATACGCAATTGCTCTATGATTAAATCTTCATAGAGGTTCTGCTCTGGTTTTGTTCCTGTATCAAAGTATACATTTGTTGGCATAACAATCTAACCTATCATATGCATTGGTGGCAACTCATACGCAAGTTGTATTTGTTCTTCTAGTTTATTAATCTCTTCTTGTGCTTGAGTGTATATCTGTTCACCATTTAGTGCAACTCCACCCAGCATTTGAATACCTTGAAACTTAGAAAGGTTTGCACCCCACTGCATTTTAATTAACTGTGTCGCATATCTCTTTAAGAAAATATCATCCCACACATCTGTGTATGTTGCTGGGTCTACCTTACGGTAAGCTTCGATTAGTATATAATCATTTGCTGAATAATCTGTTTGGAAATCTGCATCTAAATATAATCTGTTTTGATGTTGGTTGTGACGAATCACAGTCTCGCCAACAAGAATATGGTCTAGGAAATCTAGGTGTTCCATTGTCATTTGATAGTGCATAATTGAAGTAGAACTAAAATCATACAAGTCATTTAATCTTAACTGATACCTAATATCAAACATACTTGATGTTGTCTTATCAGTCATAGGGAATACTTTTACAATAGACATAACACTGGAAGGAACTGGAATATAGTTCTTCTGTTCTTTCCAAACTGCTGTTGTAGTACCATCTATATCAGAAGCAACTGGTAATGATGCATCACTTCTTGCTCTATCAATATCTGCTTGAGTGATTTGATACTTCAGATATACTCGTTCAATACCATCGTAATGATACTGTGCGAAGTACTGAAGTGCTTCATCAATTCTATCTTCAACTTGGTCTGGGTCAACATTGATTTCGATTACTGGCTTACCCAAACTTCTAAGGCAGTATTCTTTAAATGTTGCTTTTGTGCTTGGTATTGCCATATCGTTATCCTAATGCAATCGCAAATGTTATTCCGTTATTGACTGCTTTTGTTGTTACTTCCGTAGACGAATCTACTGCTAAATTTGTTCTTGCGGCAGATGCCGTTATTGCGCCCGTTCCACCATCTGAGATAGGGATAAAGTCTGCTGCAACAAACTCTGCAAGTCCAGTTACATTTGAACCAGTAAATGTTGCTTTAATTGGTGTTTTCGATGCCATCTCTTATCCTTAACTCATAACAAGTGTTGTAACACTAGTTCCATCTTCCTTCACAAAAGGGATGTACAAACTAGATACTGCCGAGGACAATGTTCCTGCCGCAACACTCATATTTAAACTTGTTGATGTTCCATCTTCCTTCACAAAAGGTATTCCTGTTGGAGTTCCTATTGTTACTGTATCAGTTGAAGCATCTGTTGTTATACTATTTAGTCCTGCTCCAACTAGAGTTAATGTGTCAGTTGATGCGTCTGCTTGTACTGTAGACTGTCCTGCCACTGCAATATTAGTGAATGCGTTACCACCACCTCCACCACCAGCGTTATTAACCCACGCATAATCACTACCATTCCAAGAAAGTACTTGGTTGGTTGATGCACCAGATACATTTATATGTGTATCTACTGAGGAATCGCTATATAAAACAGGGGGAGTATATGTAAACGCACCAGAAGAACTATTATATGCAAGTCCACCAGTACCAGACGCAGAAGCATTTGAACCAACCGATATATCAGTAAGTGCGATACCGCCACCACCACCAGCGATTGTAATTGTTTTTGTTGCACCTGTTCCAGATGCGACAACTCCAGAGCCCGCAAAGTTAATTGTAGTTGCAGCAGTAGCAAGTGCAGAACCTTCATCCTGTACTGTAATTGCTGCACCTGTAATATCACTTGTTAGTGCGAGTGTGCCTGTGCCAGATGGAATGGTATGACTGTTAAGTGTACCAGTAATATTAATATCACCAGTGCCAGTAATATCATTTGAATTTAAAACTAAATCACCACCAAGTTGTGGCGAAGTATCTTCTACAACATTGTTGATAGAAAGTGCTTGAACCCTTGCAGTAGTATGATAAAGATTAGAAGAACCTTCTGATAAAGCATCAGTGTCTTTTGCAGTAAATCCAGCATTTACTCTCGCATCTGCTCTTGTATCTGTGTAGTAAAGGTTTGTACCTTCACCCAAGTCACTACTGGTAATTCCAGTTAGGTTTCTTGTTCCGACAACAACTTGGTTTCCCATATGAGCATGTGCAGAACATTGGTAATGCAAAACTGAGGGAGTTGTATCTGAAACAACAATTTGAGTATACGCACCAGCATTGCCAGGCGTACCAGATGTTGTTACACCAGTTGTGAACGCAGTTGTCTTGTTTGCTTCATAATAGAAACGTAAAGGATGTCCAGAGTTAGTTGAATCTGCTTGGTCGAATTTATAAGTATTGCCTGCAACCAACTCCAAAGTAGGAGAGAATGAGCCATCAATCTTATATCCATTACTAGAACCAGTTCCGTTATATCTGTGTTTGTTGTCTTTGGTAGCAACTGTAACTGTGTACTCAACAGCAACATTTTCGTGTCGCTTACCTCCTGCTTGTCCAATAGTAATAATCTTAGAGTTACTATCACGAACAAATATTCTTTGGTCTAAAGCATTA